TGACGACCTTGCATAGTGAAATGTCCAACTTCGCGATTTAGATGCTCGCGAATAGTTGTATCTTTAACAACATAGGAAATCTTTGTGTAAGTAGATTTTTTGTCATTAACAAATTCAATCTTAGTTTCGCTGTTAACTTCGCTGTTAATACGTTTGGCAAAGTTATTCATAGCGATTGCATACATTTGTTCTTCTGCGGCTTGAGCGTGAAGCGATTCGCCTGCACCACAAGCATACGCATAATCCTTAGCGAACCAAAACCAGCCTTCTGTGCCAGCTTGAGCGCAATCAATATACCAACTAGGTTGAGCGTAAGTCTTACGTTCCTCAACTTCTTTCATCGACGAGCAACCTGTTGCAAGAACGGACGCTGCCAAAATGCCTGCTAAAACTGCCTTTTTCATATGTGCCTCTCTGTGAGTGATTTACGACAATACAAAGTATAACACCGCCCTTGGGCGGTGTCAATAGGTTGTTTACCAATTTACTTAAAGAAAATCAATGCCATCATAACAGCCTGGGCAATGAATCCTACTCCAATAGTTACTAGATTGAGCATATCTTTTTGGACAGCGGCCTTAATAAACAAAAGGCTAAGTCCGCTCCATACTAGCAATATTAAATCTACAGCTGGCATACGATCAGTAAGGCCAGCCATAACTGCTAACAGGCTAGGTATTGTAGCAGAGTGTAGAAGGACAATAGCCAACCAACCAAAAGTCTCTGCTGATACGTTTGAGATTTTTTCATTAATAGAGGTTTTAAATTTTTCAAGGTTAAACTCCGGTAGCGTGATCATATACTTTCACCTTTCTCTTTCTTTCCACGATAAAAAATGTGTTGTCCAATTTGCCCGATCTTTTCAAGCGGCCATTTTGGATTAACGTAGGCAGCGTGATAATAAAGAGCATCTTTCATTACATCTAATCTAAAATTTTCTAAAAGAACCTTTTTAGCTACAGCATAACTTTCTGCATAGGCTTCTTTGTTCATCGGTTTTGTTTTTGCGGCTGAGTCGCAGGCCCATGAGAATTGGCATACAACTTTTTCCATAATTACATTTTTTTGATAAACAACTCCGCAGACATCGTTACCGAATGTTCCCTTGGCTACTCTATTCATTGTAACCTGCGCAACCGCAACTTTACCTTCGAAGGGCTCATAACCTGCTTCACGATAAATGTTTTGGGCTAAACATTGTAATTGTTGTTCACGAACTTTGATAGACATTACGTCTTGTGACGAGTAAGCCTGAGCTTCTCTAAGCATAGTGAATTTCTTTTGTGTAATATTTTGAACCAAAAGAAATACTACTAAAAACCCTAGAAATAGGGATACTAATCTAAATGACTTTTCCATAAGTCCTCCTTTCACTTGGTGTTGTATTACTACAACATTACATTAAGGGAGTTAACTTCACGAGGCTCAATAAAAGAACCCTGACATACGTGTAGTTGTCTCCATTGGACGCATAGTCTCATAACCTATGTGCCTTTGGAGCCTTGACCGCCCGAATCTCACGGGTTTCTCATTTGGCCAAGACTCGCGGAACCTTTTCAGCTTGTGACATACTTCGGTTCTACTATCTTAGTTTCTTTGCGAAACGTATAATATATAGTTCATTTTTTGGATATCGGTAACAAAACAGGTTATTTTTGACAATTTTTAGCAACTTGTTTGCAAATTCCAACAAATTCCTCGTCTGAAAGATCTCTCTTAATGCAATTAACCTTCCACGTAACGAGTTGTATATTACCTTTAATATAACCTTTTGAACTATCAATCCTATCTATGGTACAGCTATTTGGATTACACCATTTGCCTCCCCAATTTGTCCCGCCTCTAACAAATTCTAGATCAACTCCAGTGAAGGCACATTTCCAATTTTGAGATTCACCCACTTTATATACTTCATCTAAAGTAATCTTAATCTCTTGAGAATGTTCTCCTCTATTTGAAGCCCTAGACAAATTTTGCCTTAGGAATTTTAATCTACCACTTACAGTCAGCCAATTGTCCATTCTAGCCTGAGCTTCAAGCGGCCAGCGTTTTGTATTTTTTCGATCCCAACCCCAATCTGCATCCTGTCTTTCAGATGTAGATAGTGAGTCAAAAACTTCTCTGTAAATTTTTGATTCGTAAATTCTTTGTACGGTCATCGGCGCATCCTTGATATATCAACTGCTTCTTCGTCTGAAAAAATGGGGACAGCATTAGATTTATGCATAGTACCAATACCTTTGATAGCAGTACCTGTATAAACCTTATCTGGCGCTTTCAGACAAGGCGCCATATTAGTAGGATCTAAACTAGGAATTTTTGGACCTGTATCTCGAATGAATGGTTTATTCACTACTGGATTCATTACAGGAGCGGATAGACCTCGATCACGTTTTTTATTATCAGCATCAATAGCCCATTTTTTCTGCAGGGCTTTCCAGGATTCGTCCAACTCTCTAGCCTTTCTTGCGTGTTCAGCCGAAGCAAATTTCTTTTTACCTTTTTTCTTGCCTGTGGTTGACAGCCACGGACCTTCCAAGTGCATACTCAAAATCGTTCTCCTACAAATTTACTATAAGAATAGTATAACTTCATTGTTAGTGATTGTCAAGATCCAAAATAAGGATCGTTTTTTAACCAATCGTAGTAGATTTGAAATCCTTCTTCTACAGATACTTTCGGATCAAATCCAAAATCTCTACGAGCAGCGTCAATGTTTAGTGCTCCACGACTAGGGAAATCTGCATCTTTTTCGCCTACAATGATTTCTCCTTTGCCTGCTACTTTTACAGCTAGATTTGCGGCGTCGAGTAAACTATGACTGTGTGACTTTGTTATATTGTAGGTTTTGTTGTCGGTATTGTCTGAGAGGGCAGCGGCAACAATTCCGTCGGCGGCATCGTCAACGAAGGTGAAGTCCAGGGTTTCTCCGGCTCCGTTAACTTTAAGAGGATGGCCACGCATAGCGTTGAGGATAAATTTGCTGATGACGCGGTCTTCCACGTCGAGTGGACCATATACAGCAGAGGGGCGTATAATAGTATAAGCAATATTAGTACGACGAGCATAATCTTTGATAAGCCACTCGCCGGCAAGTTTGAGGATTCCATATTGTCCTTGTGGTTTACAGTCATAATCTTCCTTTACATCATCTTTGAAGTCGCCGTATACCATAGACGAACTAGTATATACAAACTTTCTTGTTTCATATCTATTTGCCATTTCAAGCAAATTAATTAATCCTTCGCTCATTACACGACTACCTTGAGAAGGATTAGCGTTTACTACCTTTTGTCTAGGAAAACTAGCAAGGTGAATAACAATCTCTGGTTGCTCAATATTAAAAACATAATCCATTTCGTTTAGATTGGAAATATCTTTAATGTATAGTCCGCTTAGATCTAAATCGTTAGATCGTTTGTCAATTAGATGATCTAATTGTTCTTGCGGAATGATGCCATAGGTTGTTTTATTATCTACAATAGAAACAATATGCCCTTGTGATTGCAATCGTTTTACTACGTTATGCCCGATGAGGCCGAGGCCGCCTGTTACTAATATATTCATAACAGTAATTATACAGGACTAGATAATTAAGTCAAGAAAAAGCCCACCGAAGTGGGCTGTTTAATTATCTAACAAAGATAAAACCCTGTCTAGGATATCTACCAGTTGGGTTCCATCCAAAACCACCAGACTTGATGTTTCTATCTTGGGTAGTTGGGTTTGCGTAGTTATTTGTATACACACCAAAACCAATTGCGGAATCGTTTGAGGCATCGTCTGCTTCATTATTCATTGTAATACCAAAACGCATACCAACACCGCTGAAAGTATCTCTAGAATTAATTCTTATTCTATTTGAGTTTGGCTGATTGTCCCAAGTGGTTGAAGGCACACCTCCGGTATTAATTATCCAATTAAGCATAGTTGTTCTTGAAAGAACTGAATCTAAATTAACTTCAGTGCCTGTGAATAATGTTTTTGCTGTTCTAGCTGTTAGTGCAACAGAAACATAATTAGTTGGAGTTCCCATTCCAAATAAGAAACCTTGAGTTGTTAAGTGGCTCCAGTATAATTGATTTACTGCATCAGTATCTGAAAGGTCTGTAGTACTGCCAACTTCTTTTGTTCCTGACCAATATGGTCCAAAATAATCCCAAGATGTTCCGTCAACGTTTGAACTAATCTTGCCTGCTAGCATATAACCACCAAGGCTCATCAAACAGTATGTTTGGAATGGGCCGTTTCCGATATCAATCCAATAGTTTCCATTTGTTGATGTTCCTGTTAATGTTCTAATATGTTCTGCACTAACTGCCGCACGAGCTGCTGTCGAACCGTCGGCCCAGCGTTTCTTAATATAAATTGTTCTAGTTGAAGACCCAAAATTGCTGTCTGTTGCATTAATTGTTAATGTGTTATTAGCATCGGCAATACCAGGAGTGTATCCTGTACCAGCCATTGTTCCGGTTACCACACCAGTAGAACTTAAACTAAGACCAGTTGGCATAGATCCTGAGATGATAGAAACGTTTTTAGTTCCAGTTCCGCCAATTGGTAATGTATAATTGTAGGTTCTTCCTGTTGAAAAAGTATAGGTATCAGTTGGCCATAGGTTTAATGCAATAGGGCTGGTAGTTATTTGATCGCCTTGAGTAACTCCCCAGGCAACCGCAGAAACTGAGTTATTATCTGATACTACAACAAGGAATTTTCCAGGAGACACTTGATATCGTTTTTCGACAGAGCTAGTTGGGCTAATTGTGAAATTGTAAAGTACCCATTCTGCGTCTGTTGGGCTGTATTGATCTGCGCATACAGCAATTTTAACAGTTACATCAACATCGCCTCTGTTACAGATGTTTACAGAAACAATAGTAGCAACGTTGTTGTCGCAGTAATATATGGCTTGTGGAACATTAGTCGTTAAATCCGACGATCCTAGAACACTTCCTGGCATTATAAACTCCCTTTATCTTTGTATTTATTCCAGGAAAACATTAAAAAGCCCACTAAAGAGTGGGCTTGTATTAAATTAACGGTTCATTACATACATTGTAACTTCAAAACCGTAGCGCATTTCAACTGCTTCTGGTTTAGTCCACATAATGTTTCTCCTTTATAAAAACATACTGCATTAGTATGTATCGTTAGTATAAGACAAAAACACCACAAAAACCATACGTAAAATCATTAAAATGATATTGCATAAATACGTGTGTGGGGAGTAGTCCGCTCTTTTTAAGAGTTCTATACATCGTCATTTCGGTTTTACAACCCGGTGCATAGAGAGAATGGGTCTCGGACAAGACCATAATATCGAGTATATTATGGATCTAAACATCTTCTCTTATTGTATTTCCATAACATACTCTTTTAAGGAGTTGTAAAATGGAATTATTTACATTACAAGCCCTATGGGCATTTCTCGCTATCATTTTGATAGACATTGTATTAGCCGGTGATAACGCTCTTGTTATTGGGATGGCGGCTAACAAATTACCAGACCACTTACGCAAGAAGGCAATCTTCTGGGGTACTTTTGGTGCTATTGCTATACGTTTTGTATCAGTGGCGGCATTAACCTACTTGCTGATGATCCCAGGCTTACGTGCTATTGGTGCTGCCGCACTGATATGGATTGGTTGGAAGTTGGTGTTCAATCACGACGAACACAACATCGAAGCCAAGGACACCTTCTGGGGTGCAATTGGTACTATCGTAGTCGCTGATGCTGTTATGGGCATAGATAATGCCTTAGGCATTGCCGCAGCCGCTAATGGTAGTTTTGTTTTAGTCGCCGCTGGATTGTTGATCAGTGTGCCAATTATCCTGTTTGGTGCTACTATGGTCAGCAAGATACTACAACGTTGGCCCGACACAGTATTTGCAGGTTCGTTTGTATTGTTTGCTGTGGCAATGCTAATGCTAATGAAAGAACCATTGATGGCTAGCTGGTGGGCAGGGTTAGAACCTATTGTGGCTAAACCTTTACCTTGGTTGGCTGCATTTGTTATCACTGCTGTTCAGTATAACAAGGCTAGATTACATTTGCACAAAAAGTATTTGTTCAAATCATAAAAAAGCCCCGGAAGGGGCTTTTTTATTACAGTAAAATTTTAACTGTTTAAAACTTTGGCAACCGAGTTCATTACTGCGGCAATACGTCCAATGTCACGAAGCTGTTCTACAGTGTAGCCTTCCTTCTTGAGTGTGTCGTAGTGTGCTTTTACGCAGGTTAATCTTTATCTTTCAATCTTTCCCACGAGGCATTAGCAGTATCTTGATTTTTCTTAGCATACTTAGGATCAGTGTCTGCTTGCTTAGAAGTCACTCTATCTACTGCTCGTTTATGAACCTTTGCCAACTGTTTTTGACCTTTGTTAGTATCGCCGTATTCTTCTAAAGAGCCTTCCGCCACACCTTGCTGGGCGGTTTCTATTAAGTTAATGTAATCTCTAAGTGTTTTCATAATGTAGTATTTATTCCTTGTTCTTACAGTTATCGCCGTGCCAACGATTAAACATTCCGGAACTAACCGTTTTGCTACAATGCGGGCAGACTTTTTTGATTTGGCTTGGATGTGTTCCGTTAGCCAGTTGATTCTTTACAGATTTGCCGCCCAAAAAGTTATGGGTTCCTTCCGCTACTCGTTTCTCATTAGTTTGGCGAGAAACTGCTCCGCCCAAAAACGGATGTGTTCCGTTCTTGACTTTTTCTAACTCTTTTTTACGGGCCCAATCTTTATCCAAAAATGTATGGTTGCCTTCGGCTATTCGCTTTAAGTTTCTTTTACTTGCCTTTTCACTATCTTGCCAGTGATGATTGCCTGCTTCGACTAATCTGTCTTGTGCTTGCTTTTGTATCTTGCCACCAAGAAAGTTATGGGTTCCATTCTCAACTGCTTTGAGTGCTCCTAATCTTGATAGATTAGACTTCTCTTCTGGTGTAATATCTAGTGCTCCGGAAATCAACAAACAAGCATACCAGTCTCCTTGACTGTAGTGTATGTCGTAGTGTTCCTGGATAGTGACTGCTTTAAGATTTAGAGGATTATTATTAGAGTGATCCCCATCGATGTGATGGATTTCAAAAGATCGTCCATCAGCATCAACGGGGATTTCACCGTAGTGCTGTTTGTATATTTTTCTATAAGATCGGTCTCTCATAGAAATATTTATCAACTATTCAGCACCTTTGCTACACTATTCATTACTGCCGCTATTCTGCCGATGTCTCTCAACTGCTCAACAGTATAACCCATAGTTTTCAAACCATCGTAATGGGCTTTTACGCAAAACTCGCATTTGCCCACAATACTAGCAGCCAAACTAAATGCTTCAAAGTTTGCCTTGGTAGTTCCACCGTGGCTAGCAATCGCATTCATACGTAACTGAGCTGGCAATCCCTTTAGCTGTTCATCATCTGCCATTTCAACATATGGATACCATACATTGTTCTGTGCCATAATGCTTGCGGCTGTCATTGCTGCTTCGCCGTGTACTGGAGCATCTGCTAATAGAATACTTAGAACCTTGCCGTTGCCTGTTGCGGCTAATGCAGCTACAGCACAACCTATTGCAATGTCCGGATCTAATGTACTGCGAAGTAGAACAGCATCTAGGTTTAGTTTTGTATCTTTAGCGTACTCTGGAAGTGCGCCTTTAATTGTTTCGTTGAAGTTCATTTTGTTTTCTCCGCTAGTTCTTTATAACCTGCCCAACTAGGATGTATTGCATCAGCTTGCAATCGTTCTGTTTTAATAATTGTATCTCCCCAATTACGAGCAATAATTTCTACAATCTCGTTTACATCAGGTTTACAGAATTTATTATTACAGGGAGGAAGTATCCAATATACACGATCTGCTTGTACTCGTTCTCTCATTGATTCTAATTCTTTAAAGGTATGCACACCTTTATGATCATTAGTACCAAGACTGATAATAACAGATTTTGCTGCTAGATTCTTATCCGCAAATTTACGATTCCATTGCCAAGTGTTATATCCGCCAATGCTGTAACTAATACATTCTTTACGAACATTGGCGGTACCCACCGCAATACTATCTCCTAGTATTAGGCAGTCTAACATTACAATGTCTCGCCGCCAACTGTACGGTTGCAAGCGCACAATTCACCTGTTTGCAATGCATCCAATACACGAAGTGTTTCTTCTGGGCTACGGCCGACGTTCAAGTTGTTGACAGTAACGTGTTGGATAACGTTGTCTGGATCAACGATGAATGTTGCACGAAGTGCGGCACCTGCTGGAGCATAGAATACACCTAGTTGTTCAATCAAGCTCAACTCGCCACGCTGTGTGTCTGCAAACTGAGTGTGTGTGA